GCCTGGCGACGTTCCCATAACTCCCCTCTTTGTATAGAGGATCAAAGCTTGTCGTACAGAGGCTAGCGCGAAGCTTTACGTGGACGCAGGTAATAGTCATTGTGCTCAATTTTATTTACAAATACACCCAAAAAAGAAACTACCATTTTTCATAACATATCTATTAATGTCACTATTATAAACAGTAAGTTTATCTCTAAGTATATCGCATAGATCAAAACAATCTTTCCAGATTTCTCCTGCAAGCAGGTCAACTGTTACAGGTACAACAAAAAACAGTCCATCTTGAAAAATAATTAAATCCATTAGTCCCCTGCCTTTGAGTCGTAGTTAGTTGTGCCCCAAGCTATTATTTTCTTGATCCCCGGTGCCTCAAGCTGTAGCTCTGCATAAGGTTTCCATTGTTTCTTAATCAAATTTAATTCTAAAATTAAATTAGACCATTGTTTTGCATTTATATTTTTACTTGTTATTGTTACTTTCTTCACTTGCTTTTATCCTCTCTAAGAATTGTATTCTTATTTCTATTGTTGTTGCTTGATCCAGGTATCCGTTTATCATATCAAAATAGGGTGCCAAAGAACCTTGATCAGGTGTTTCTGCACTTAACATCGTTGCTACTTTATTATGCAACTCATCTCTTAACGCAGTATTATATATTATTAGTTTTTTTATTTTCATAATAATCCTTTCATATTTATTCTAGGATATTATGATGTAATTGTCAACGCCCTTGGCCCTGATATTTTTTATGGCGATTGTTTCTTTTTTCTGATTTTGACTTAGATTTCTTATGTTTTCCGGGCCTTTTTTTAGGTTTATCCCGAGGTGCAAACTCTGCTCCTTTGGCCTTTTTCACTATTTCCAATCCTTAATAAAAAGTTTAGAGCCATCTGTTCTAGATTGCATGATTGGTAAATAACTTATTTTACCATTTACATGTTGCTCTAGATCTCCACCACACTCCATACATCTATAAAACTGAGAATCAATTCCAACTAATGTAGTAACTTCATTACATGTTGGACATTCACCTCTAACAATTTCTGCTGTAACCTTAAAATTTTTTTTCTTTTTCATTACTGACAACTTAAACACTCATCATTGTCTTTGTCTAAATCAGCCAGTGCTTCTTGTTTACATTCATCATTACAGAACATGTCAAACTCTTCTTTAGCTTCAAATTCTTTTTTACACTGTTTACAATTTTTCATTATTTACCTCTAACTGAATCGATGAAATTATAAACTCTTCCAAATTGTTTGTCAATAGACATCAAGTCCGACTGGATCATTGCTACTATTAATTGAAGTTCTATTAATGTAACTAAAGTCCATGTAGCAAGTCCCATTAAAATTGTACCTAGTAATCCTATCAACATTGTGTTAGTCTTTCTACTCATTTTTTCTTCTTCTTATTAAAAAAGCTTGCAACCCACTCACAAATATTATCCATCTTTGCAAAAAACTTATAAAAAAATCTATCAATCATTTGTAGGTACCGGTAGTGTTAAAAATTTATCACCCATTAATTTAATACCTGGGTTTTCTTTTTTATATTTATCTTTTAAACTATCCCAAGCACTTCCTGAATCTTCTGGCCTGTTATCAATTTCACTTGGTGTAATGCCCGTACACTTTGATACTAATAATCTAAAGTTTTCATTTTGTAATATACTAGGATTGCTATTAACTCTACTACACATCTTCATTAATTCTAATTGTTGTTTAAGTTCCATGTTCTCTTGCTGCACTTGTCTAAATTGTTTAGTACAAGCTGTGCCTATGTAATGTCTATAAGTTACACTAAGACGATCGTTGTCACTATTATTATCGTAATTATTAGAAATAGAATTGTGTCTGTAGTCGTTGTCTCTGTTTTCTGTTTCGATTCTGACATCGACTTCACCAGTTCTGCATGAGTTGGTTCCATCAGTTAAATACTCGTTTCTTGGATATGCCGGTTTTGCAAACAAAGTTAAACATATAAACATTACAATTAATAGTGCAGTAAATCTGTAATCCATCCTGAGACTCTCCATACATTACCTATTTAAATCCTTAATATCGTAGCTGTGTTCTCTAACTTGATCAGCTAGAGTTCTGTATAAGTTCTCTGCCATCTGCCACGTAGCTTCTGCTGACGATAGTCTTGTGTTCATTTCTGCAATTTTATCTTGAGCCATAGTTAAATCTCTTTCAAGATTAACAATATGAACTTCTGATGCGTTGATGGTGTCTGTTAGATTGACAACGTATTTAACGCCAGTGAATGTCCCGAACAAGACAGATGCTATAACCGGTACTAATACAAAATTCTTTTTGAATAGTTCTGCAATGTTCATAATTTAAATTCCTCATTTTTTTTCCTCGATTTCATAAAAGAAATTGTCGGTGTCTTCAGTCTTCCATTGGCCCGTGTCTTCTACGTTCCATTCATTAGTTTGAACTTTCCAATCTGGAATACTGTCCTTGACAGTAAAAGATGGTAAGTCCCAAATACATCTGTTATTGGGTTGAGCGGCATAATTTCCATCATCTAAAGCGATAATGTGTGCACACTTATGTTCGTGTGGAATTTCTGAGTGATCAGTATCTAGTATATTAGCATCTGGATGCGACCAGTCAATAGTAAAAAGATAAGAACCGTGATGCCATTTCTTATCTTTACCAATATATTTTCCTGAAGCTGCGCTTAGAATAGCCCAAGAAGTAACAGCAGGATGGTAACTAAAAGAATTCCAAAGCTCCAATTCATCCAATCGTCTGAGTGGGACGTTTTCGATTTTGAAACCACGTTGTATAAATGCGCTAATAGGCAGGCGATAGAATATTGCGCCGTTCTCCATGATAGCATGAAATAATATTGCACGGCCACCCATGCTGGTAATACCAAAGATAATACAATCTTCAACTTCTCCATGATGTTTTTTACAGTCATATAAATATTCCCTCCTTATTTGAGCATAGGTTGCTGGTATATTTGCATTTAAATAAGCCATTAATCGTTTATAGCTCCCCAGTTTTTACCAAACTCGTAATCTACTTTGTTTGGTACTTCTAGTTTAACAGCATTTTCCATAATCTCAATAATTTTTTTAGCTTGTGATTCATTCTCGATTGATATGTCAAGTTCATCATGTATTTGAATATGGGGTATTATACCCTCATTATGTAAGTCTAACATAGCTTTTTTAGTCATGTCAGCAGCACTACCTTGGATTAATTTATTTAAAGCTTTGTAAGTATAAGCTCTCTTGATCCCCGGTCCATGTTCCTGGAGTGCATCTTCATGCAACATAGCTTTATGCATACCAAAACTATTTGGTTCCCATAAATGGAATCTACATAGTCTGCCAAGTAAAGTTCTTATCTGACCACGTTCCTGTGCTCTGTTAGAGGCTTTATCCATAAGCTGTTTAACAAACGGTACTCTACCATGATAAGTATTAAACAATTCATTAGCCTTTTCTTTTGATACCCCGAGCTCTGCTTGAAGTTTAGTTTTACCCATACCATAAAACAATCCTAAGTTAATGGTCTTGGCTTGTGTTCTTTTAATCTCTGCCATGTCTGCCACTGTTTGGTGAAAGTCTGAGTTAGGGTCATCGTTGTAAGCGTCTACTACATCGTACACTGAAGGTAGTTTATATAATGCTGCGTAGTGTACAACTAAACGTGGTTCCTGTTGTGAGTAATCAAAACAACCCCACGTATGATTTTCTTCTGGAATAAATAATGATCTAATCTTAGGACCCAAATCTTTATTCCTTGCTGGAATCTGTTGTAGGTTAGGATTCTGATAAGAGAATCTACCGGTCACGGTACCACCGCCTGCATTTCTTAATTGGTTTATCTCTGCATGTATTCTACCTTTGTGTTCGTATTTTAAAATAGAATCTATAAAAGTTGTGTGTGCCTTATTAACTTCTCTAGCTTTAGCAATCATGTTGACTACAGGATGCTCGTGTTCTTGTAAAAAGTTTTTAGTAAAACTAGGTGCATCAGTCTTCTCTGTTCTATCAAATGGTATCTTTAAGTTTTCAAATACTTGTGCTATACTTCTTGCGGCCCAAATCTGTGGTCTAACATTTGTTTCCTTTTCTATCGCAGTTAGTATATCCTGTTCCTCTTTTATCAAAGTCTTTTTAAGATTTTGTGCACCTTCAACATCAACTCTTACACCTTTAAATCTCATATCAACTAGACATGGAAATAAATCTGTCTCTAAATTAAATACAGCATCTAAGTCTTGTTCTATAATTTCTCTTTTCATGTGTTGCCATAAACCAAACGTAGCTTCTGCATCACGTTCAGCATAAGCACCAACATTTAATGAAGGTAATTTATACATCTCAGATTTTGGGTCTATTCCCCATTGTGCTGCTGCCTCACTTAGGCCAGCTTCACTTTTACCATAACCATTATACTTCCATGACAAACTATTAAGATCATATCTAAATCTATTCTCATCAGTCACAGCTGCGGCTATCATTGTATCCACAATTCTACCATTAATTTTTAGTCCCAGTGCCCTGATCCAAGCTACATCGTACATTGCATTGTGAAATATTTTTGTAGAATCTGTTTTTAAAATATCTTGAAACCATTCTAATACTTTCTTACGGTCCATGTTACCACCACCGTGGTGATTGATTGGAAAGTATCCTTTGTAATGAGCAGTTGCTACAGCTATTCCTATAACTTCTCCATTACCAATGATTGCTCCAGATCCTTTTTTAATTAAGTCTGGGTCTCTTGTCTCTAAGTCAATTGCAATTTCATCAACCTGTCTAAGGTCTGGAAACTCTGTAGGTATCACCCACTCTGTTTGTGCACTAAATACTGGTATTTTCATTTAAACCTTTTTTGTTGTTGTAATAAAGCATTCCTGGTTTTTCGTATTTAAGTAACCTTCTTTTCATAACTTGGTTCTCTCTATAAATTTTATCTATTTTTTCAAGAGCCGCTGTTAGTCTTAATCTTACTTTCAAAAACTCATTCATAATGTTAGGTAGCAAAAAATCAATAGGCATGTAAATAGCCCCATGTAAAATGGTATATGATTATTTGGTTCCATAGTCCCTTTGTTTTATCATTTCTAAATAATGTATTGCTTTATCGATGTCTTCTACTCCGCCTTTCTGCGAGTGTCTGCATATATACTTTATAGCGTTTCCTTCTGCAAAAAGCAATTTGTTTTTGTTTACAAATTCTGCTGGCTGTATTTTCATGTACATGTAATGCGTACCTGAAATTTGTTTTAAATATGGATTTTCTTTTTTAGATGTCATAACCTTTCTCCTCCTTTATTGCTTCCATTATATATAAATTTTGTTTGGTTCTTGTTACTCCAACATACCAAACCCTATGTTCCTCATCTTGTTTATCTATACTTCTTTCTATAGCTTCTCTTATTTTTTTTGTATTATCTAAAATAATTAAAACATTATTTGCTTCACCACCCTTAGCTGCATGCATAGTAGATAACTTAACTCTAGGGTCTTCAGATAATTTTTCATTGTTACGCATCATTTCTCTGATGTATAAACATTCTTCTGGGTCTGCTTTAAATACTTCATACCAATGGTCTGTAAAAGCATAACCAAATTCTTTTAAATCATACATACGTTCTTCCGTTAATTCTTTATCTAATTCTAAGAATTCAAATAAATCTTTACATTCCGATATTGATAATTTGTCCCCATTGGTCCAACGTGTGTAATCTTTTATTGACTTGTACAGTCGAGTCCTGTAACTTTTTCTATCTTTTATTTCAAAGTATATCCCCATTTCTTTTAATATGGGTCCTAACTTTTTAAGTTTATAATTAGTTCTTGCAAGTATTAACCAATCACCAAAATGTAAAGGTACGTCTTCTATTGAAGTCACGCGCTGTATTATTGGAAGTAAAACATCTTCTCTTGCTTTCCAGTTTTTT